AGGCCGTCTGAAAAGAGCCGGACGCTTTCCAGACTGTTTAGCAACAAGTCTGCCAACCATCGGCGTTGAATCCAGCTAAACACTTCCTCAAATAAAAACCAAAAAACAAAAGATGGTATATAGCATTGTCAAATATGAATTTCGATTTATTTTATATTTAATTGTTTTTACTTAATATTTAGTTATTGCTTTTCCATCGAATGCAACAAGTCACGGCTGCTTTTACGGCAGCCGTTTTTTTGTTTGTTTTTGTTAAGCTATTTGATAGCGCATTTTTTCGAACGGCTTTTGTGTTTTATGGATGTAGTAGGCGATTTTGGCGAGTTTGCGCATCAAAGCAACAATTACGATCATTTTAGGCTTTTTAGATAAGTTTTGAACTAACTTAGGAAAGGCTTTAATTCGATAGGCGACAAGCGCGGGCATAAACAAGGCGCGTTTAAGCCGGCGGTGACCGTAGCGGCTTAATCTGCCTTTTTTATTTACGCTGGTTCCTGATTGTTCAATGCGCGGACTTAATCCGGCGAATGATACGAATTTGTTGGCCGTCTTAAATTGTTTGTCTGTGAGATGATTGAGCAGGATTGCAGCGGTATCTTTGCCTATACCGGGAATTGTTTGCAGATTTTTGTAATGCGTATTCAGGCTATCTTGTTGCTGAATCATGAGGTCTATTCGCTTGGCCGTTTGGTCTATCTGTTTGGCCAAGAGCAATATGATTGCTTCGTGTGTGGCACGAATAAAAGTATCTTTTGCGGCGTGCAGTCTGTTTTGACTTTCGTTTTGCTGTTGTTTGAGTTGCTGGAGCAGGCTTATCAGTTTATACAGAGTTGGGTTTTCAGACGGCTTGAACGGCGTAAGTTTGTCTAAATGGCGTTTTGTGTATTCTGCTATCAGCCTTGAATCGGCTTTGTCGGTTTTTGTATGGCTGAACTGGCTTTTTGAGTATTCTTTAATTTTCAGAGGATTTATAACGAAGACTTGATAAATTGCACTGAAATAGTCAGCAGCTTCTTCGTAATAAATGCCGGTTGCTTCCATGCTGATACTGATTTTGCGGATACGTTTGGATCGTATCCAGTCATTTAGTTTTTCGAAACCTTCGCAGGCATTGGCTATTTTAATATAGTCTACTTGGCCGCTGTTTCTAAGCAAAGTTACGTCTATGGTGTCTTTGGAAATATCGAATCCTATTACATTCATTGCATTTTCCTTATGATTCAGCCTGTTTGCACGGCTATGATGGTATTCAATCTTTAGGATAAATGGGCGATTCGGCATTTCTTTTGTGCAGCTTTTTGCTTTGGCCGTTTTACTGCCTAAACCGCCCAGGCTTTGTTTTGCGCTAAACAAAAACCTGTAAGCCGTCTAAATCAAACGGTTTACAGGTTTTAGCTTATAGAGAAAATGCGGACAATAGCGGGAGTTCCCGCACCCCGTGCTACTTTTTACCATATTGATTCCGCCTTTAGGGCTACATCAACACAGTAAAAAGCAGCTTGATTAATTAGATCCGACAGTCCCTCCACGTTGCTGGAATTGTTCTCCTGCCTCTACATAGCCGTCATACATGAGATTTTGCGGAGATTTTCCGCCAAGTGCTAAAACTTGACTATTGTCATTGGATTTAGCTTGGTTTTGGGGCTGTGTTGCCTGGGTAGTTTTGGTTTTATCTTTGTAAGGGTTAAATGGCAAACCGTTACGCACGTAGTCTTTGCACATTGTTTTTGTGATTTCTTTCAGCGGTGTACCTTGGTCACTGTAACAAGTACAGCCACTATTACCACCTTCGACGCAACCGGCAATATACTCAAATGTTTTGACTTGGCGTACATTGTCATAAAGCGGTTTGGATTCTGGTTTTTCGGCCAACTTTGGAATAAAGTCTGTCGGGTTTAGACTATTATCAATTTTGGCCGTTGGCTCGGTTTCCTTTGGTAATTCCATTTGCGACTGACTGGCGGCTGCTTCCTGTGGTTCGACCTGTTCTTGTTGGCCAGTGCCTTGCTGATAGATTTGATAAACGTTATAGCCTTTCCAAGCCATAAAACCCAAAATAGCTACTAAAGCCCAAACAGCAAGCGGAATTTGCTTTTTAAACTTCTGATGCTGGCTGGATGATTTGTAATATTTGAAAGCATCTTTAGGCGGTTTCCAACTAGCTGATTCAACACCGCTGACACCGGCGGGATTATCGAGGCTGGTAACGCATTTGTACCAAGAATACTGCTTCATACCTACTGCTTTACGCTCAAGGTGCGTATGTTTTGACACAAGATTACGGACAAATACGTCAAGCTGACTAGGGTGTTGGGTCATTAAAATAACCGTATGGCCGTAATGGCGAAGTTCGGTTAATTCTTGAATATAAGGCGGAACAGGGCGACCAGCAGCGCGTACAGGATAGGTATAGTGTGCTTCATCAACAATCAAGACGGCGCCTTGCGGAATAATATCTCGCAACGGTGCAGACATGATTTCTTCTTCAGTAAGTTCATGCGCGTTAAATTTTCGTTTATCCAAACCGTCAATATGGCAGAAATAAAGCGGACGATCTACTTCCGTACCGTCTTCAAGCTTCATTTTAAATAAGCCGTCTTCGTTGTTCAGAATCATGGATACTACGCGTGATGTTTTGCCAGTACCCATATTCCCTGTAAACAAATAAATCATAAAGCTACCTTGGCATAATAAAAGTTAATTTATTTAATGTATTCATTCCAATATAAAAGCTGAATGCGCCGAATAAATAACCAAGACCTTGGCCAAAACCACCGATTAAAAGTAAATTAAGAATATCAGACGGCATGGAATTGATTGCATTTAGGGTGTAATCTTTAAATTTATTTAGCGCAATAATATAGCCTGCATATGTTACAAACGTCATGCCAGTAGCAATAATTATTCTGACAATTAGCATTTTGAGCAAAATTGCCAATAAAGGTATAAGACCTGCAAGTAATGGCATAAGTACCTCTTATTTCCTTAAAGACCCGAAAACAATAAACGCGGACATGATGATGAATCCGAGCAGAACTGCAAAACGGACTTTTTCCATGAAAACGCAGAGCGGTTCATAGCTGATTTGTACCGGCTTTCCCCAAATGTTGAAACTTTTTGGCTGAGGACAAACGCCATTTGGCGGCAAGAAATTGTCACTGTTCCATGTGCTTTCATCGGTTACTTGAGGAATGTTAATGGCATCAAACATACCTTCTTCAGGTTTACCCATTTTGTCACAAGCTAAAATGTCTGGAAAAAAATCACAAAGTAAGCCTTTTGATTCTTCTTTCTTGTCATTTTTTTTATTTTCTTTTCTTTTATCTTTATCAGATGGATCATCATCTGGATCAGGTTTATCATCCGGACGTTTATCAGGCTTATCATCTGAATCAGGATTATCATCAGGTTTTTTATCGGGCTTTCCATCAGGATTAGGCGCAGGATCTGGATCAGGCTTTGTATTTGGTGCTTCAGATCCGCCCGGTGTTAAATCAGGACGTTGAGTAGTTGCGACTTCTGCCGTTGTATTGCCGTTTGAATCTTGGCCGAATGTAATAGTAATTTGAACCGGTTTGCCGTTTTCGGGGGTAACAGGGCCAATGGTTACAACTGTACCGGCAGGTACTTTAATTTTTTCTTTATATTCAGGTTTGCCCGCACCTTCTACAAAGGGTGTTGGATTTCCGTCAATAATAGAAGTGGCAATATTTAAAAATTCATCCTCTTCTAAAATTTTTGTTAAAGCTCTATTTTGAAAATAATAACCATACCTAGATGGTTTACTGGTTTCACAAGCTACGCCATCGAGCCAAAAACAATTTTTAAAATAAATATCTGGTTCATTAGGTTTTATGACATTATCAAAATACTTTTTAAATTCTGATTCAACTTGCATTACTAATAATTGTTGAGCTTGTTTTTCACTAATGCCGCCTTTACTTAATGCACGCATAACAGATGTATCAACGCCTACACAGGAATCTTTATCAGTCGTACATAAAGCATCTTTATAAACTTTTAAATACTCGTTGCTTACATCATTGTATTCATATCCAGCAGATTCAAGAGACGGATTAACGGCCTGATATGCTTCGTAGGCAAAATAGGCAGCCGTACCCCAACCACTTAAACGTGTTCCTAATGCCGCGCCTCTTTTTACCAGTTGAAATGCGCCCGAAAGGACGGCTTTGCGGGATACTCTGGCTTCTAACGTTACGGGGACAGTTGAGGCAGAGCGGAGACCGGTGGAGGCTTCACGGACATGAAGTGATTTGTCGAATCTAGACTGATACTCTTGATCAATTCCACCACCAATAATTTTCCAAGGTCTGAAACCATTTTCATTAAATTTTTCAGTCAAAGGATAGGCTAATTTACCGTTTCTAACTTGCAAATCACCAGCAAAAGATTCAAAGCTCAAACCTAATAGAAAAATTATTGTCAAAACCCGTAACATTTATTTCACCATTTCCAATAGTGAAAACTGAATTATCTTTAAATAAAACTTCAAAACATGCCTTATTGAAATTTATTCTATTGAAAAAATTCTGACATTTATCTAAAGAGAATTTTTTCAAATATCCAGTTTCTTCTAAATATGAATAAAATACAAAAGATAAAGGTTTTTCTAAATAGAATTTAGATAATTCATCTAATTCAAATTCAGTTATATAGAAAAAATCCTTTTCATTCTTTTCTAACATAATCCTAACTTTCGTAATGGTTGCTGAAAGTTAGATTTTGCCATTACCCGAATAGGGTATCAATCCTTAAATAAAATCGCCCCTATCAAAACAGGTACCGCCAGCCCCAAGTAAAAATAGTAATCCATCATCTTAGAACCCTTTTCAAAATGGATACGAAATACACAGCTGCCATCACGCCGAATAAAAGCCAGCCTGTTTCCAACCCGCTTTTCAGATTGTCACTTGGATCGCATTTGGGCAAATCGGCTTTAATCGTCTGTCCGTTCAGTTTCCAAACTGTGCCGTTGTACTCAGGTTTGATAATTTTGCCGTCTTGGGTTATTTGAGGTACTACCAAGCTGAAATAGACGTTTTCAGCTTGGCTTTGCTCAAGACATTTATT